GGCACGGAAAAAATTCGGTCAGGCCGAGCGGATCATCACGTTCATCCAGGGGCTCTGTGACGGATTTCGAGATCCAGATGGCCTTTTTCTTGGCCTTGTCCCACACCTCGTAGATGCGCGCACCATCGAAGGTGAGATTGACGCCATGGCGCAGCAGATCACCCAGAAGATGCAGCAGCCGTCTCCGGAGCCGCCGCCCGACCCGAAACTCGAGACCGCAAAATTGCAGGCGCAGACCGATGCGCAGGTCATCCCGATCAAGGCGCAGTCCGAAGCGGCCCGCGCGCAGGCTGACACTATGCGCGCGCAGGCCGACACGCAGATCGCACAACTCGACGTGCAGAAAGCACAGATGGAAATTCAGCGCGCGACGATTGAAGCAATTCGCGGCGCCAACGAACCGAACGAACCTCAAGGAGCCGCGTAAGCCATGGCCAACCAGTACGGCTACAACCCCACTTACATTTCTACGGCAACCACTACGGTGGTGGCGACAGGCCCCGGCATCCTGCACGAACTGTCGCTGACGGAAACGGCGGCAGGCACCATCACGGTCTACGACAACACTTCCGCGACGGGTACTATCCTCGGCGTATTGAAGGCCAGCATTGTGGAGGGCGACTACCTGCACGATCTTTCTTTCTCCATAGGGCTGACCATCGTCACGGCCGCGGCATCGAAATTGACGGCGGCATGGGTTAAAACCTGATGAAGCGCTTCATCCAACACCCGCAGACCGGCAAGCTCATTCCCCGCGATGAGTATCAGCTTGAGAGCCGCAAAACCTCGTGGCAGGTGCTGCCTGACATTCAACCCTACCGGTCAATGATCGACGGCCACATCGTGCCGTCGCGCAACGCGCACCGCGCGCACCTGCGCATCAACGGCTGCGAGGAAGTGGGCAACGAGAAGATGGCGTCACGCGCGCGAAACACGCCGCTGCCGGGCTTGAAAGAAACGCTCATCAGCGTGGCCAACGAAAAACTGAGGTACAACTGATATGGCACAGCTCACTGCCGCGGCGCTGGAAACGTCGCTGAACGGCTCCGACACCAACCGCCGGTTCTTCCAGGTGGTCAAGTCGGTAAACAACGGCGCGACCTCACAGTTCTACGTCACCGCGCTGACTTATGACACCTCGCGTCCGGCCATCAAGCATGGCACGTCGCGCTGGTGCACCACCACCGACGCCGATGGCACCACCACGCAGCGTGACGCGGTCTACACGGCCATGGCCAACTAAGTAAGGATCTGAGACATGCTTGATGAGTCTACAACTCTGAGAGACACCCTCGAAGCTGCGGTGGAATCCGTCGCGCCCGAAGAAAACATTTCGGTCGAGTCGGCCGCCCCGCAAGAAACCGCCGCGGAATCGACGGCGCGCGCTGAGCGCGCACGCGACGAAGCGGGTCGCTTCACCAAGGCTGAGCGCGACGCACAACAGGCCGCGAGCGAAGCCCAAGGCGAAGCACCGGCGCCGCGCTTGCAGCGCCCGAGTTCGTGGAAAAAGGACTACCAGGCGCAATGGGACAAAATGGTAGACACCGATCCCCAGATGGCCCAGTACCTGCTCGAGCGCGAACAGCAGTTCGCTTCGGGCGTGTCGACCTACAAGGCCGAAGCCGACCGCGCACGGGACATCCAGTCCTTGATTGAGCCCCACGCGCCGCGCTTTCAGCACTACGGCGTCGACTCAAAAGAGTACCTGGGGCGCCTGCTCAAGATGGATGAAATCCTGGCGACTGGCAGTCCGCAGCAGAAGATGGCGTTGCTGCAGGGCATCGCGCAGTCCGTGGGCCTGCTCGACGCACAGGGCCAGGCGCAGGAGTTCGACCAGGGGCAGCAGTCCTACGTGCCGCCTGAGTTGCTGAACACGGTCTACGGCTTGCAGAGCAAGCTGCAGGCGATTGAACAAGCGAACGAGCGCGCTGAACAGACGCGCATCAACGCTGAGATTGAAAGTTTTGCCGAAACGGCGCCGTTCTTTGACGAATTGACCGAGGAGATGGCTCGATTACTCGAAACCGGTCTCGCGACCAATTTGCAAGACGCGCACAAGAAGGCATTGCGGTGGAACGATGACCTGTTTTCCAAGTATCAGGCTGAACAACAGCAGGGTGAGGAAGCGGCGAAGCGCAAAGCTGCACAAGAGACTGCGGCGCGAGCCCGGTCTGCTGCGGTGAGTCCGAGATCTAGCACCCCTACAGGGGCTGTGGCGGCGTCAACGCAAGGTAGCGACATACGGTCCATCCTGGAAAACGCGACGAATAGCGCGTTGGCCGGGGGCGGGCGCATTTAACCTTGTAAGGAGATACTGATATGGCATTCGCCAATAGCGCAGTGTCGGACATCATTGCCACCACGATCCAGCAGCGGTCGGGCAAGCTGGCCGACAACGTCATGAACAATGACGCTGGTCTGTACACCCTCAAAGAAAAGGGCAACGTCCGCCCGTTCGGTGGCGGTAACGTCATCCTTGAGGAGCTGATGTACAACGACCCGAACACCAACACCACCAACTCGTACAGCGGCTACGAGACCATCAACATCGGTGCCAACTCGCCCATTTCGGCGGCGCAGTTCCCGATTGCGCAGTACGCGTCGAGCGTGGTCATCAGCGGCCTCGAGATCTTGCAGAACAGCAGCAAGGAAGCCATCATCGACCTCATGGAAGGTCGCGTGAAGGTGGCCGAAGCGCAACTGCAGAACCGTCTCGCCGCAGATCTCTATGGCGATGGTTCTGGCAACGGCGGCAAGAACCTCACCGGTTTCGGCGCGGCACTGCCAGTCAATCCAAACCCGGGTTCAACGCTCATCTATGGCGGTATCGACCGCAATACTTGGTCGTTCTGGCGCAACCAGTATTACCGGGCAGTCACGGACGGCGGCGCGGCGACCACTGCGGCCAACATCCAGCAGTATATGACCACGGTCGCGCTGCGCTGCGTGCGCGGCAAGAACATGGTCGACACCATCATCGCTGACGGCACCTACTATGCCCTGTACGTGAACAGCCTGCAGGCCATCCAGCGTGTCACCGACAGCAAGATGGCGGGCGCCGGTTTCTCGAACCTCATGTTCTACGGCGGCGGCACTTCGGCCAAGGTCGTTCTGGACGGTGGTATCGGTTCCAGCACCTACTCCAACGACGCAAACACCGCCTACACCGGCAACGCGGCGGGCATGTGGGGTCTGAACACGGACTTCATCTTTTTCCGTCCGCACCGTGATCGCAACTTCGTCGCTATCGGCGGCGAGCGCCAAGCGGTCAACCAGGACGCCGTGGTGAAGCTGATTGGCTTCGCCGGCAACTTGACTTCCAGCGGTCCGCAGTTCTGCTTCCGCTTGAGCGCCTAACGCAAGGCCAGGAGAAAAATCATGGATAACATGGGTATTGACCCGATTCAGGTGTGGGCATCGACTGACACCCCGCCGTGGGGCTTGGGCGACGTCGTGTTCAACAAGACCTCGGCTGGCGAGAAAGGCTACGTGTTCGTTCAGGACTCGGGCTCGGGCATCACTGGTGACGGCTACGTGTGCATCATGGACGGCAGCGCCTACACCGCCGCCATGGTGACGGACACGCTGTCGGCGCCGGGCGCAGGCCAGGGCAAGCTGTGCGGCGTGGCGCGCGCGGCAATTGCCGCCAGCGGCTACGGCTGGTTGCAGATCTACGGTCCCGGCACCATCCGCACGCTGACGCTGTGCGCTGCGTACACGCAGCTCACCACGTCGGCAACCGCGGGCACGCTGGACGACGCGACCACTGCCGGTTTGGAAGTGGTCGACGGTATGGCTCTCGACACCGCCACGGGCGGCGCGACGGCCAACACCGCCGGCTGGCTGAACTGGCCGAAGATCGGTCGCACGCTGTAAAGCAAACCGGGCGGGGGCTTCACGGCCCCCGTCTTTTAACGCTCAACTCGATTACTTGAGGCAAAGCACATGGCACAGGCATTAGAGAGCGACATCAACGCCGCAGATCAGGCGCTGAACGTGGAAATCTACGACGGCACCATCTTTCAACCTTTTCTCAGTGAGCAGGAAGGACGCCCCATCTATCACGACGCGGTGTTTATCCGCTACCACGCTTCGGGCGACAAATTGACGCTTATCAACCGCCCCATCGAGGAAGCCGACAAGCGCCGTTTCCCGTTGCACTGGGCGCATTACCAGAACCAGGCGAAGAACGAGGAACACCCCGGCACGCCCTTGAGCGAAATGCCCGGCCTGACCAAAGGCGCAGTGCTGAACCTGAAAGCCGCGGGCTTCTACACCGTCGAGCAGTTCGCCGCGGCGTCCGACCAGGTGCTGCAGGGGCTCGGCATGAGCGCCGGTGTTTCGCCGCTCGCGTTCCGCGACAAGTGCAAGCAGTTCCTGGGCGCGGCGGCCGACATGGCGCCCATCACGCGTATGGAAGGCGAACTCGCGCAGCGCGATGCCAAGATTGCAGCCATGCAGGCGCAGCTCGAGCAGTTGATAGCCCTGCAGACGCAGGGTGCGGCGCCCCCCGTGGGCGTTGCGGCGCAAGAGCCGCCGGCCTTCACCGACGAAACGGTTGAGCCTGCCGCTAAGCCAAAACTCGGCCTCGGCGCGCTGAAAGGCAAGGCTGCGTAAATGCCCCGCTTCAGCGATGTCCGCCAAACCGTCGGTGTGCCGCCCGCGTCTGCGTTCAGCAGCGCGCACGGTACGCCGTTGGTCGTGGACATTGCGAGCGGCACCATTTACTACATGGACGCGGCCGGCGCGGTGCAGGCTGCGACCGGCGGCGGTGGCGGCGGCGCGCCGACGGGCGCGTCGTACCTTACGCTCGGCCTTGACGGCGGATTGACCGCTGAGCGCGTCCTGACGGCCGGTACGAACATCACGTTCGTGGACACCGGCGCCAACGGCACGCTGACCATCAACGACGAGAATTGAAAAATGAGCATGACGCTACTCGAGTTGATGCAGGCCGCGACCAGCGAAATGGGCGTGCCTGTGCCGCAGACCGTGATCGGCAACACCGCGCAGGACGTGGTGCAGTTGCTCGGCCTGCTGCAAGAGGTCGGCCGCAAGCTCTACACCGGCTACGAGTGGCAGGACTTGGTGGTGCCCTACAAATTCACCACCGACTACCTTGCGACCACCGGCGACATCGTGGACGGCTCGGCGGTCATCACCAATATCCCCGACACCAGTACGCTCGACACGACCTACCAGTTGGTCGGCACCGGCGTGCCGCAGGACTGCAACATCGTGTCGGTCGATTCCGCGACGCAGGTCACGGTCGATCAGGAACTCGAAGTGACCACGGTCGGTGCGACGCTCAACTTTTGCAAGACGGGCTACGCGCTGCCGGCGGACTACCAAAAACCCATCAACAACACGCAGTGGGACAAGACGCGCCACTGGGTGATGATCGGCCCCGATTCGCCGCAGATGTGGGAATGGCTGAAATCTGGCTACATCGCCACGGGGCCGCGGATCCACTACCGCATCGTCGGCAACAAATTCACCATCTGGCCGCCGATGACGTCAAACGAGCTGCTGGGCTTCGAGTACACCTCGAAGTCGTGGGTGCTGAGCGCAGCGGGCGTAGCGCAGACCAGTTTCACGGCGGATGATGACACCAGCATCTTTCAGGACGATTTGCTGATCTCCGCGCTCAATTTCCGCTACTTCTCCGTCAAGGGTTTCGACACGACGGACTACGCGATGGAGTACCAAGCGGTGCTCAGCAACATCCTGGCGACGGAGAAAGGCGGTAAGACGCTGCAGATCAGCGGTCGGCCGGCAAATATCCTCATCAACATGACCAACATCCCTGACAGCGGCTACGGACTCTGATGGCTTACCTTGCACGCAAGCCAGTCAAGCGCGCGGTAGCCCGTACCACCACGCTCCCCGCGCCCGTTGGCGGCTGGAATGCGCGCGATGCGCTGTCGGCCATGGACGACATGGACGCCGTGCAAATGGTCAACTGGTTCCCCGGCACCTCGGATGTCTACCTGCGCCCTGGGCGCGAAGTGTGGGCCACCGGGCTGACCGGCGCGGTTGAGTCGCTGTTGAACTACAACTCGCCCACAGCGGAAAAGCTGTTCGCTGCAAGCAATGGCGACATTACCGACGTCAGCACCGCTGGCGCGGTGGGCGCAGCCGCGGTATCGGGCTTGACCAACAACCGCTGGCAGTACACCAACATGCAGTCGAGCGGCGGCATCTACACGCTCATGGCGGTGAACGGTGCCGACAAACTGATCGGCTACGACGGCGCCGCGTGGTGGCAGGACGGCGATGCTACCCACGACATCACGGGTTTCGATACGGCAACCGCCATCCATTGCAATGTCCATAAATTCCGGTACTGGATGGTCGAGCAGGATTCACTCAGCGCTTGGTACTTGGCGACTGGCGCGATTGCCGGCGCGGCTACCGAATTCAGCCTGGCGGGCACCGCGCGCAGTGGCGGGTACCTGGTTGCGATGGGGACCTGGACGATAGACGCGGGCTATGGCGTTGACGACAACGCGGTGTTCCTGACCAGCAAGGGCGAGGTCATCGTCTACTCCGGCACCGACCCCGCCAACGCTGCGACGTGGCAGCTCATCGGCGTGTGGCAGCTCGGCTCGCCGATTGGCCGGCGCTGCTTCGTCAAGTGGGCGGGCGACATCCTCATCCTGTGCCACGACGGTCTGGTGCCGCTGGCGCAGGCACTGCAGAGCAGCCGACTCGACCCGCGCGTCGCGCTAACCGACAAGATCCAAGCGGCCATCTCGTCGTCCATCAGCGCCTACGAGGACAACTTCGGCTGGGAAATTCAGCCCTTCCCTCGCGCTAACGCCGTGCTGGTCAACGTGCCCGTCAGCGAAGGCAGCGAGCAAGAGCAGTACGTGATGAACTCCATTACCAAGTCGTGGGCGCGGTTCACGGGGTGGGATGCGAACTGCTTTGAGCTTTACAACGACTACCTCTACCAAGGCGGCACCGGCGTGGTGTACAAGGCGTGGTCTGGAACGGGGGACGAATACGTCAGCGGCTCCACCACCCTGATTGCCGACATTCAGGGCAATCTGCAGCAGGCTTTCAGCTATCTGAAAGGACCGGCGCAGTTGAAGCGCTTCACGCTCATGCGCCCGACGTTCAGCGCCACCACCACGAACCCGGCTGTACTGGCCGGGCTCAACGTCGACTACAGCACTTCGACACCCATCAGCACGCTTTCCAGCGGCGCGCAATCGCAGTCGCTGTGGAACACATCGCCGTGGAACACCACCCCGTGGGCGGGCGGTTTTAACATCGTGCGCGGCTGGCAAGGCGCGCAGGGCTTGGGCTATTGCTGCTCCCCCCACTACGTGGTAAACACGCAGGGGGTAGGCATACGGCTCATGGCTACCGACATCGTCTATGAGATTGGAGGCGTGCTGTAATGGCAGATTGGTGGGGCAACGGCCCAAACGCCGGTAAGCCAGTGATGCCGCTCAACGCCGACTGGTGGACCAGTGGCGGCGACGCGGCGGTGCCGCGTGGTGCGTCTCAGCTCGCCAGCGCGGCACCCAGCGCGGCCGGTGTACCGGCGCGCAGCTTGGACTTCAAAGCGCCGGGCGCGGGGCTTGCCAACGCGGGCATTGACGACCAAGACATGTACCCGCGGTTCGAAAAGCTCCGCGCCCACAAGGACGAAAAGGCGGGCGGCAACCGCCAGCTGTGGAAGAACCTCGACCGTTGGGAAAACACGCCGCAGGGCGCCAACGTCGACCCCGAACAGAAAAAACTGTTCGATCTCTACCACAGAACAGGCCAGCGAGATCCCCGGCTGAAAGACAGCACCGTCGCCGCTGCGCTCGACTGGGGCGTGCGCGAAGGCACGCGTAGCCAGGTGCACAAGAAATCGTTCTTGACCTCGACGCTTGGCAAGTTGCTGGTCGGCGCAGGGCAGATTGGTTTGTCCTTCGTGCCCGGCGTCGGCCCAGCGCTGTCCGCCGGCCTTGGCGGTATAACCGGCGCAATGAACGGCGGCGGCCCGCTGGGCGCGTTGACCGGCGCGCTGCAGGGCTATGGCCTCGGCAAAGGCACGCAGTGGCTGTCCAACGGCGTGCAGCACGGCTTCGGCGCGCTGAACAACGTCAACGCATTCATGCCCGGCGACATTGCGGCGCGCGCCGGCAGCGGCACGGCCAATACGGCCTTTTCGTTGGGGTCCGGAGGACGCGCAATCGAGAAAGGCGCATCCGCCACAGCCAAGGTGCTACGTGCCCGCAAAGCGCGTGCGGATGCAGAAAAAGCTTTCAGCCGGCAACTAGCCGGCCCGTAGGACACAAACATGGCGACATACCAAGGACTGCCCGACCCCATCGCACTGGTCAACAGCGCGTCGACGGCCAATCGCGTCAACAGCGTCACGCCGACCGGCAGCGGTACGTGGACCCCTGGCAAAAATGGCGGTCCAGCGACGTACACTGAAAAGTTGACCCCTGGTCAACAAGCCATTTTCAACCAGCAGCAGACCAACCAAGGGCAGCAAGGCAAAGTGCTGGGCAGTGCACTGGGGAATGCTCGAGGCGAGTTGTCAGACCCAACGCTCGATTTCAGCAAGATCCCGAAGATGGCCGTTAACCCCGGCAGGACCGGGCAAAACGCCATCATGAGTCGGTTGGCGCCGCAAATTCAGCGCGAGAAAGCCGCGCTCCACACCCAGCTCGTCAACTGGGGGCTGCAACCCGGTACTGAAGCGTACAACGAAGCCATGGCCCGCCAAGGGGAGCAGGAGAACGACCTGCTGACCCGCGCGGCGCTTACCGGTATCAACCTTGATACCGAAGCGCATCGGCAGGGCGTATCCGACCAACAGGCCGCCATCAATACCCCGCTCAACGCTATCAGCACACTGAACAACCTGGCGGGGCGCGGGGAAGCGCCGTACTCGCCGGGCAGCGGTGTAGCGGGCAGCACGCCCGACGTCATGGGTGCATGGAATGCAATGAACAACGCCAACATCGCCGCCAGCAACAGCAAACAGCAGAACACGATGGATTGGCTGAACCTCGGTGTGTCCGGGGCGAAGGCCATACCGGACATCACTGACTGGATGAAAGAAATGGGGTGGTGGCCGTAATGCCGCGCTGGGCAGGCAATCGTCAGAGCCCGATTGACGACCAGATCGCCGAAGCGGACATCGCCGACCGGCTGCGCATGGCCAATGCCTTGCGCGATAAGTCGATGGTCGGCGCGCAACTCGAGAACGTCGGCGGGCACCTCATCGGAAACCCCTACGCGCGGGCCTTGACGGGCGTCGTGCAGGGCTTCGAAGGCGGCCAAGAGCGCAAGAAGGCGTACGGCATGGCCGAGGATTTGGCTGCGTCCAAGCGTGAGCGGTTGGCCAAGGCGTTGGCGGGTGCCGGGCAAGAGCCTACACCCGAAGCACGTTTGAAACGTGGCACGGAGTTAATGGGTGATCCCGATCCGCAGGCGCAGGAAGTCGGCCGCTACATGGCCGAATCGGCGCAGAAGGAAATCGCGCGGCGCGAGGAAGCACAGCAGAAGCAGTACGGCGAAACCAATAAAGATCTGCGCAACATGAAAACGCTCTTGGGCAACCAAGACTTGGCGGCGCAGAAAGCCAAGAACGACCGCGAACTGGCGGAATGGAAGTTCAACCACCCGACACCGTCGACTGCGCAGCCACATTTGCCTGCGCGCGAACTGCAGCTTGAAGCAAAGATGAGGGAAATCGATCAGATCCCAGACCCCGCTTTGCGTGAGCAGCGCCGCAATGAGCTTTATTCGTTTATGCGAGCGCAACAGGTAGTCGACTTGGGCGATCAAAAAGCGGTGCTCGCTCCAGGTGCCGCGCCAGGTACCCCCGCAGCTTCGCTGCCCGTGAATCTTGCGCCGAACCAGACGCCGCAGCACGCCTTCGATGTGGCAGGGGCCAAGAAACAGGGAGAAGCTGCTGCGGGCTTGGCGTCGCAGAAAGCCCGAGCACCGGGCGTGATTGGTGACGCTGAAGCGCTTCTCGACCCCGCGCAAGCAGAGCAGATGCCTACGCAAAGCGGCATCGGTTCCGTGGCCGACCGCGTTGCTTCTGTGTTCGGCATCACCTTGGCCGGCGCGAAAGAAGCCGACAAGCTCAGAACTCTGGGCGGGCACCTCACCAGCATGGTGCCCCGTTTCGAGGGGCCGCAAGGTGTTCGCGACGTAGAGATTTACCAAGAAATGGCTGGGCGTGTCGGAGACGATACGCTGCCCGCCGATCGACGTCTTGCTGCGCTCAAGCAAGTGGAAGAAGTCATCATGCGCAACGGTGGCCCCGCCAAGGTGTTCGGCTCCGGCGGCGCGCCGATGGCGCCACCTGCCGAGGCTCCGCCCCCGGCGGGCATCGACCCAGAGGATTGGAAATACCTTTCCCCTGAAGAACGCGCTGCGTTCGGCCAATGACCCCGGACCAGCTTATTCTGCTGGCTAAAGCGCGCCGCCGCAGGGCGGAAGCGGGCGAAACCGCTGCGCTCCCGCCGGCTGCGCCCGACACGCCGAACCGCGAGACCGTAGCGGAGCGGCTGGCCTACGCCCCTGCGACGCGGTTCGCGGTAGGTGTCGGCGAGACGCTGTTGGGCGGCCCGCTGCAGCTCGGCGCGAATATCGGCAATTTCCTCAACCCCTACATCGACAAGTTGCTGCCCGACAGCATGAGTTCGCAGGGCGGCCCGAACGTGGCAGAGATGATCGCGGGAAAGAAACGCGATTGGGATACTCTCAAGAAATCCACCCTCGAACCCGGCGAATGGGACGTGGCCGGCGGCTTGGGCAACATGGCCGCAGGCGCAGCCGCACTGCCCGGCTCGGTGCCTGCCACCCTGGCCAAGCGTGTGGGCTACGGCATAGCCGGTGGTGCGGGCTTCGGCGCGGCCACCATGACCGACTCGTCAGACATCGCCGACAACATGCGCAACGCCGCGGTGGGTGGCGTTGTGGGCGGAGCATTTCCCGCGCTCACGGCTACACTCAGCAAAGCAGGCCAAGTAATCTACCACGCGGGCATCGAACCGCATTTCGACGCAGGGCGCACAGCCATCAAAGGGCGGGCGTATCTCGACGCCGCCGGCGACCGCGCCGACGACGTGGCCGCGGCGCTGCGCGCCTACGAGCCGAAAGTGCCGGGCAGCGTGGCGCCGGCCGGCGAAGCCGCCGCGGATGCCGGCAGCGCGGAATTCTCGGCCATGCAGAACAGCGCCGAAGGCGTGTTGCCGTCTGAATACGTGGCACGAGGCAAGGCGCGCGACGCGGCACGACTCGCACAGGTTCGCACCGTGGGGCAAACGCCCGAAGCGTTGGAGACAGCCAAAGCGCTGCGCGCGCGCAACGCTGAAACGAACTACGGCGCGGTGGAGAACGATTTGGTAGACGCTGACCTCGGCGCGCTTGAGCAAACCCCTGCCATGCAGAGCGCTCTGGGCACAGCGCGCACCAGCGCTGCGCAACGCCGAGGGTATTTCCCCGAAGACGGCGAACCGTATAACGTGCGGAATTTGCAACGCGTCAAGAAAGCCCTGGACGATTCGATCACAGCATCGCAGAACTCCACCATGACGGGACGCGTGCCGACCTTGTCGCCGAGTGAACTGACCAGTGCCAAGCGCGAACTGGTGGGCAAACTCGAAACCGCATCGCCGGGGTGGAAAGCCGCGCGCGACCAGTTTGCTAAAGAAAGCGTACCTATCAACCAGATGGAGACCGGGCAGTTCCTTGAAGGCAAGTTGACCAACGCGCTGGACGAAGAAGCGCCACAGCGCGCGGCGGCCTACGCCAACGCTTTGCGCGACGCGCCGAAGACCATCAAGAACGCGGTTACGGGCTCGCCGCGCTTCAAAGAACTCACCGACGTGCTGACACCCGATCAGGTCAAAGCCGTGGAGTCCGTGCGCGACGACCTTGCCGCCATGGCAGAGCAGCAGCGCCTGGCACGCGCCGGCTCGCGCTCTGGCCACAACACCCTGCAGCCCTTCACCAACTCCATCGACGCGACGGGGCATACCGGCCAGTTGCCGAACCTGCTCAGCCGCCCGGCCATGGCGTTCAATTTCATCGTGCGCCGACTGAAAGGCCAGATGGATGAAAAGCTGGCGCGGGAGATTGCGCAGGAAATGCTCGACCCCAAGGCTACCGGCCGTGCGATTGAAACCGCCATCGCTCGGCGCGGCGACATCGAGCGCACGGCTTCGGCCCTGCGCCGCAGATCAACACAAGGCGCTGCGCTGGCCGGTCAGGCCGCTGCAGGCGCAGGAGAATAGCGATGGCATGGCCCACTTGGAACGGTGCAGGCACGTTCACCCGAACGGCGGCGCAATGGCAGAACGACGCGGCCAGTGGCATTCTCATTCAGGCCGACCGGCACGACGACAATGACCAAGGCTTGGCCACGGGCATCAATGCCTGCTTGGCCAAGAACGGCGAAAATGCTTTCACCGGCACGACCGGCAGCTCGGCGTTTCGCGGCGCTGTCGATAATACCTCCGACCTTGGCAGCACGTCGTTGCGCTGGCGCAACCTCTACGCCGGCACCTCGGTGGTGTTTCAGGGTGCGAGCTTCGCCACCACTGTCACCGCCGCGCCGACCGCGAACCGCGCTGTGGTGCTGCCCGACAAGGCCGGCACGCTGGGCCTCACCGCGCAATACCTGGTCACGGCGTTTTCCGCCAACACCGGCACCACCACCGTGCCGTTCCTGCCCAGTGGGCTGGACGCGGACTTGTGGAGCGAGATCACCGTCATCTTCGAAGGTGTCAGTCTGACCACAGTGGGCGGTGCGGACGACATTCTGCTGCAGCTCATCGACACTGCGGGTGTGGTCAGCACGAATTACCGGTCGCGCTGCATGACCATCAACAATGCCACGATGTCCAGCGCCAGCTTCACCACCGGGTTCGGTTTCTCGATGGGCAACGCCAGCGGTACGCTTTACGGCAGCATCACGCTGCGCCGCGAAGCGGTTGCGTCCGTTCCCGGTGGCGACGGCTGGAACATCAACGGGAGCCTGGTGAACGGCATCGGCACCAATGGCCAATTGGTGGTGGGCGGCACGGGCTATCTGTCATCGCAGACGCCGACCAGCAAACTGGCTGGGTTGCGGCTCGCTTCATCCACGGACGACACTTTTGATTCCGGCACTATTTATGTGACCGGGCGGATCTGATGCGGCTGCTAGCACTACTCTTGCTGATGAGCGCGGCGCACGCAGATCCGGTGTTTGAGTCCGTCACGCGCCGCGATGCGGGATGGGTCATTTCCACGCGCCCCGCAGCCGATGAGCGGCCGGTGACGGTCTGTCAGAAAACGCTTTACGACGTGCTGTACAACGAGCGCATCCACGTCGAAGGGTGGGGGCAGGTCGACGCGCCGGACGAACTGGTAGGCGTCAACATGCAGATCGCCTACTGCGACCCGCTTTGCGACTACACCGGCCGATGGCCGGCGTCCCACGTTCATTTTTGGGCCGCGGGGAACGTCAGCCACGATGAGGAACACCACAAAATCATGCGCCCCATGGCTGTCTACGTTTCCCCGGCTGCGCAAACCTCCGTGCGTTTCGAACTATTCTTGAACGTGTATGGGCCTTTAGGGCGGTACGCGGAATTGGATGACTGCGGCATGACGTTCATGAGGTATCGGTGATGGTAGACCGCGTTGCGCTAGACATTCTGAAGCGCCAAGAGGGTAAGCGGAACGACGTGTACCGCGACCATTTGGGCTTTTGGACGGTCGGCTATGGGCATCTCATTTCGCGCGACAAGCTCGTCACTGAACACGAAGCAAGAGAGCACGTTGGCGCACCGTGGTCGGATGAGCGGTGCGAGCGGCAGTTGGCGCTCGACTACGAAGCGCGGTGCCACCAGCTATTCATGGATCTGTCGTGGGCCGAGGCACTGCCAGAGTGGCCGAAGCGCGGGCTGTGCAACATGGCGTTCCAGATGGGCGTGGCTGGGGTGAAAGGATTCCCGAAGATGCTGGCAGCTTTACGGCTGAACGACTGGGACGCGGCCCGCGCCCATGCGTTGAATTCTGTGTGGGCAAAAGAACAGACACAGGCACGCGCGGCGGAAGTCGCAGCGATGATCGGGAACGAAGCTATCGCGTAACCAAGAACGAAAATGGCGAGGCTACAGGAATGGACTTTACAGATCTGCTGAAAATCTACGGGCCGATGGCTTTGGGCTGGGTGCTATACGCATTTGAGCGCAAGAACAACATCGAAGAACGCAAAGTGAATATTGCCCTGCAAGACCGGGTGATGGCCGCGTTTCTCGAAGATACCCGCGCTAAAATCTTACAGCAGACAGCGTATGAAAAACTGATCGCCGTACTGGGTAAAACGGTGTGACGGTCCACCACAGGAAGCTGACCATGTTCGACTATCTCACCGCGGCCATCGTGTTCAGCCGGCGAGCGCAGGACGATAAGCCTACGCTCGAAAGCGTCATCGCCGAGAACATCGAAGCGACGCGCAACCTGGCGGACACCATCACGCAGTATGACGCGACGGTGACACGGTTTAGCGAGAAGCAGCAACAGTGTCAGGATGATGAGCACTTCAAGCGACGCGCCTCCGACCGACGGTGAACTGGCTGACGCTACTCGCGCCACAGGCGCTGCTAGTCCGCGTTGGGGCCGTCACCCTCCTGGCTGTCGCCATTTTCTGCTTTGGCTGGGTCAAAGGCGCCGGCAAAGTGACAAAGGAGTGGGAGCGACAGACCGCCGAAGTCTCTAAACAACACGACGCGGAAGTCAGTCGGCTCTTGCTGATCAAGGCAAAGGTCGAAACGCGTTATGTTGAACGCGTCAAGTTTGTGCGCCAAGCGGCCGAGGTCATCACAAAAGAGGTTCCACTCTATGTCACTGCAACCGATGATGCTCGCTGCACTATCCCTGATGGCTTTGTCAGCCTGCTCAACCGCGCCGCTCAAAGTGGTGTGCCCCGCGCCGATCCCGCCAGCGTCGCTGCTGACTCCGCCACCGTTGCTCGAACTGCTACCCCCTAAACCGTCATTGTCCGACATCGCTACCTCCGTGACCGTCAACTACGGTCGCTATCATGAATTGGCGCTTCAGGTGGAAGCGTGGCAAGAGTGGGCTTCTGAACTAACGTCATATCCGAAGGCCACTCGCACTCCCAGCACTCGGGAATAGGGCGTTCTTCCTCCTGAACCTTTTCGGCGCCGCACACGACGCAGCGGTAAGTGAATTCCGTCATACCGTTTTCCTCATCGCGTTGAGTAACAAGTCCTGCACCGACGCCTTGGTGGTGCGTCGGCGCATCACTTCCTCGTCCAGGGTGCCCCGCGCCACCAGGTGGTAGACGAACACGTTGCGCGCGTGGCCGGATTGCATTTGGCGCACCGGGCCGATACGCTCGATGACCTGCTGGTAAGGCTCGAGGCTCCACCAATGGCCGAAGAATACGATCCGGTTCCCGCCATCCTGCAAGTTCAGCCCATGCCCGGCGGATTCTGGATGGAGTACGAGAATGGGGATGCGGCCTTCGTTCCAATCTACCTCATCACGCGCGGTCTTGAGTTCACGGGCCTGTTTGAACTTGGCCTTGATGCGAGCGAGGTCGTGCTTGAACTGATACGCCACGATGATGGGCTCACCACCGCCTTCCTCTATCACCTCGTCCAAAGCCTCAAGCTTCGCGTCGTGCACTGAGTCCCACTTCGAGGCGTCCTGATTGTAAATGGCGCCGTTGGCGAGCTGCAGGCACTTCATGGTCATGCTGGCGGAGTTGAACGCCTCGATGCCGGCGCCAGCCAGTTCGATGTACATTTCCTTTTCCATCTGCTTGTAGAGCTTCATGGCCTTGGCCGGCAGGTCGACGTACACATTGCTGACGATGGGCTCGTCCAGGGTGAACCAGTCCTCGGCTTTGACGCTGAGCGTGCAGTCGGACAGCCGCGCCTGGATTTGCTCCTGCGCGAAGTCATGCGCTTTGACCCCGTAGCCCGATGGGTGGGGGTAGAACCAACGCTCTTTGAAGCTGGTGAAAGTTTTGCCCAAGCGCGCGCCGCCGTCGATGAACCACTGCTGGCCCCATAGGTCAATCAACCCGTTCGGACTCGGCGTGCCGGTCAAGTTGATCCACCGGGGCGTTTCGTGCGCAACCTTCGCAAGTACGCCTGCGCGCAGACCACCGGAATTCAAGCGGTGGCCCTTCAACTTGGTACTTTCGTCCGCAACGACCGCACCATACGTCCACTTGCCCCGTAGTTTCGTCAGCAGCCATGGTAGGTTTTCATAATTCACTGTGTGGATTGGTACGTCTCGCTTCAACGCTGCAGAGCGCTCCGCCTCGGTGCCGATGATGGGCGACACCTCGAGGTCGATGTGCGGCCACTTCTTGACCTCGGCGGGCCACACGCTACGCGCAACGCGCAGTGGCGCTAATATGATCGTAGGGCGGGACTCGAAGCCGAAACGGTAGAGGTAGTCGAGCAGCGTCAGCGTGGAAATGGTCTTGCCACTACCCATGAAACTCCACACGTTGCAGCGCTCAACTGCCAGCATGTGTTGGCGGATGATCTCCTGGTAGGGGCGTAGCTTCATTCGGCGCTCTTGGCGAGGGCGGCTTCGAGTTCGTCGGCTGCGCAATGGGCGCAGCGCTCGGGCTGGTGGTGGTGAGTTTTGTGCTCTATATGCCCGATCCGCTGAAGCATTAAACCAACAGCCTCCCGCAGCGCCACCAGTCGCGCCTCGGCGGTTTCGCGGGCGTCCATTTCAAGGTAGTAGAGGCGTTCGTACTTTTCGATGCTGTCGTTCGCTTTTTTAAGGCAATCCGTCAGCCTCGCCACCTCGGCGCGCAGTTCGTCGCGATCCCTAATCGCCCTCGCAAGTTCTACTTTGTAGTTTTCCCGCGCGTCCATGTAGGCTAAATTGCAATCGGTAAGCCTTTCCCTTAAATCATCAATAAGCGCAATTGCACGCCGCGCCCTGTCGTCACGGATAGCCTGCATCCCTCTAGGCCGCGTCTTTTTAAGCGGCAAAACCATGTCCAGTTCGGCTTCCTGCGTGCTTTCAAGTTCACTTCGTCTTTCAGCCTCGGCCAGTCGGGCGGTTAGGTCGGCTATCTTTGCGGCCAACACATATCGCGGGTCCATTGCCTTGGTGTCGCCGCAATCTTCGTAGTGGCAAGCGTCTCCGTCTTGGCAAGGGCAGTACGGATCGTGGTATTTGCAGTCAGGCATCACCGCCCAACCTCGCGGATTAATTCAACAATCCCGCAGTCGCAATTCACCGAATCGCGCCAAAGCGCGCAATAGCGGCCGTGGTCCATTTCATCCGAAATCTTCCGTATTCGATCTAGCTTGGCGGTTAAGGCGTCAATCTCGCTCATCAATTTCAACTCCGCCGCGACGTGCTCGCACACATCACACTGCCGGCGTAGTTGGCCATGGGCGCATTGGTTGGTCATGACTCTTTGCGCTCCCTTAGTAGAAAATAACCAGCTACACCGGAGACGCAAATAACTATGGTCATATAGGTGGGAAAGGACCACCATCCGTGCGGAAAGAAATGATTCATTGCCGAACAGGCCCACACTGATAGGAGAACCACGCACCATAGAAAAACAATAGTTCTCATGGCCCCTCCAGCAGCGCCAGTGCTTTCGAGATGTTGCAGTCGCAGGGCATGAACTTCCACTGCATACGATAGGCGTCGACTGCTACCCAGTCGCCACGTGACTTGCATTCCTTCTCATGCGGCAATGCCCGCACCAGTCCCGCCACCTGGGCGTGGAGGGCGGTGACTTCATAATGTGGTACCCAGTCTCCCTCATCATCTTCGGTGAAGGAATTATTGCCGTGGTCTAATGGCGTGTTGTACCGCTTCATGCTCCACCCCTCGCTGCGTCGATTTGATTGTCGGCATCTTCATCCAGAAGCATTACGCAGTCGTCGCGCAAATCGCCGATGAAAGCGACGCAAGGATGGTGACGGCAATCTTCGCCATCAGGATCTTTCAGCCACCGATACCGCCCCGCATCCTCAAGCTCCGGCCGCAGGGCTTCGATGACGGCTCGGGCGTTGCTTTCTGCATCACGCCTGCGCTGTGCGCGATAGCGATACCCTTTCTGACCCGCTCGGGATTCGGTATCGAACGCGACGGGATCGATAGCCCTCGCCACGCGCTCCACCAGTTCATTCTCCTTTGGGCCAATGGGCCAGGTTGGGTTAGTCATCACATCCACCTCGCTGCTACAAAGACCAGTGCGGCAAGCACCAGAAAGAACACCAGAAACCCATCGTACACTCCGTTCATATTATCGTCCTCCACGCGTCCCCCTTACCGGCCCAGGCGTCGATTTTCTCTTTGGTGTCGAGCACCACCCAGTTACACCCCAGTTCAAACAACCGCCCGTGGAAGCGCACCTGCCCCGCTCGTGGCTTCGCGCCCGGCTGCTTCAGTTCCACAAACCACACGCGGCCACCGGGCAGCAGCACCAGCCGGTCGTTGACGTGGCGGCGCCCAGGGCTGGTGAACTTCAGCGCTTCGCCGCCGAGTTTACGCACGACGCTCACCAGGTGGCGCTCGATGGCGGACTCTCTCACCCTTCCTCCAATGCGCGCAGAAATTTTTCCAGTGCGCGTTTAGCTTCGCGCGCCTGGCGCGCCGCGTTGGCGTAGTGCGCGCGGTCGGTCTGCTCCCGGTGGCAGTCGCGCGCCTTGCGGTCGAGGTCAGCTTCAACCGCCACCAGAAAGCCGATGGTCTTGGCGGCGCTGCGCTGTACGTCGGATTCAGTGGTGGTCATTTTGTAATCCCCCAGTTGATGCGCTGTTTGCCGTTCCGGTGGAAGCATCGACGCGCGATGTAGCCGCGGTGAACGAGTTGCTTGTAAATATTATAGGTACTGCCGCTCACAAAGATGTAATCGGGCGGGGGCAGTTTTCCGCACTGAGCCCAAAACTCCCGTAAATGGTTTTCATCGACGACCATAACGTCAATCCTTCCTGTACCTTAGTGTTTCAAAACCATTGGCTGCGAGCGGTAAGTCCGGCGCCCAGTCGGGTACGGTGGTCAACAGGTCAATCATTTCTTCGACGCAGTTGTACTCCGCCGTCTCGGCTACGATCTCGTCGTAGACAGTCAATACGATGTCGTAGTCAATCGCCTCGACGCGCTTCATGCCTTCGACCAACACGTCCCGCGCGATGGCTTGAACACAGTTGTGAACAAGGAAAGGTTCAAATCCTTTGCCCGCTCTAACCACAAAACGGTGGCGCGGGCCGCAGTTCAAGATGTCGTATGTCTGTTCGAGTAGTCCGGCTTGTCGAATAGCCTTTCCGCTGGCCACTTGTGCGCTACGCGGTACGACAGTGTAGTTTTCCCGATACCACTCAGCGCCGCCGCATCCGTAAGCCGCAACGGCCCCAGCGGCGTAGCAATCATCCTGTTCGCTCTCGTATTGCGCGCTTGCGCGCTGCGGCCAACCCAGGCGCAGTTGGCCGGTGAATAGCCCTTCGAGTTGTTCAAGCGTTCCAGCGTCAAACCCGCTGCATACATCTCGCCCATGTCGGCCCAAAAGTTTGCAAAGCCCTTCTGCCAGCGGGCGCACACCCTTATTCCACGCCCACCGTAGCGGTTGTAAGCCGCGTGACAAGGGTTCCCGCACCGATCTAGCATCGAGCGCCAAACCGCGTAGGCGGGATGCCTCGACATACCGTGAGTCGTGTTCGCCTTTCCTATCCGCCCCAATCGCTGGCAACCGCAAGATTTTTGCCGCCCTTTGGCAAATTCGGTCGCGGGCATCGTGAACACCCTTCCGCAATCGCAAGCTATTTCCCAATAACTTTTTCGCCCATCGCTTCCCATGTACCGCAAAGCCCTGAGCGCCCCAATACTGAGCCCCGAAATGTCTACTGAACGATGATGTGGCTCTTTCTTGGTCAATTTCACCCGCGTACTCCCACTGGTTGTTCGCCCACACGAGGTGGTCCGGCGTAATACCGACGCCGTTCAGCTTCACAGTGTTGCGCGGTCCTTGCGTGGCTACGCCGTCGTGCGTTACCCACTCAAGTCCATCCCACACAACGTCGTCTTCGCGGAGATAGATGATGCGCTTCCAGCCGTATAGCGTCAATATCTCAGTATTAGCGCCCAAACAATTCTCGAACAGCTTTCCGCCGTAGCTGCTAATGCGTTCCCACTTGCGCGTGTACTGGTTGAGGCCCATGTACGTGAACTGCCCATCTTCAATCTTGGGCTGCGCGTAGGACAGGCTGCGACCACTCGGCAGAATGATGCGTAGCCATGCGCCAGACTTCAGTATTTGAAGCGCGCCGAGTTTGATAACCGCTTCAGCCGACGTGGTGATGCTGATGACAGCACGTTCCAAGTCCCACCAGAACTGTACGATCTTAGGATTGGCGCGGCGCCAGGCGCGCACCACCTCCGTGACCTTGTCCGGGTGCATGGCAACACCGTAGGCTTCGGACATGGTGCCGAACGCGCCAGCGGCGCCGCCGAAGCCTAGGGCCAATTCTTCGACCTTCCCGATCTGCCGCTCATCCGGCGTCACGTCCTCCGGCCGCTTGCCGAACGATTGCGCGTAGCTCAGCACGTACAAGTCCTCGCCCAGCGCATAGGCGTCGAGCTTCCACTGCTCCCCGGCCACCCACGCGGCCACGCGGCCTTCGATGGCGTTGAGGTCTGCCGCTACCAGCTTGCGCCCTGGTGGGGCCACCAGCGCGCCGCGCAGGGCCGCAGACGTGACCTTCATGGGGCTGTCGTAGACCAGCTCGGCCATGCCGCGCTTGATGGCCTCCACGAACACCTTATCGCCCTTCAGGTACTTCGGCGGACGCGGAAGGTTGAGCGGCTGGAAAATCCGCCCGCTGTCGCGCCCGGTGCGACTCGCGCCGCAGAACTGGCTGGTGAAGCGCAAACGCCCGTCGCTCGAGACGGAGGACAAGAGCTTTGGCCACTTGGCGTTGCTGGTCTGCACGGTCTCAAGCCGGATCTGGATAAGCTCTTTGACCGGCTCGGGCAGGTCGGGATCTTCCAGGCGGCGCTCAAGCGTGCTGGCCTGCATGTTGGGCAGGTCGACGCCATACGCTTTCAGCAACGCCTTCAACTGCGCCGTCTGCTGCACTGACAGGTCGGTGCCCGTCACTTCCTCGGTGCGGCCCTGCAACACCGCCTTCGCGCGCTCACAGGTGGCAATGGCCGCCGTGGCGAGGTCTTGGTCGATGAACAAGCCGCGCTCGTTGATGGTCATGTTGAGCATCCACGCGTCGCGCTCGGTGGCCGTCAGATTCCAGCGCGGGAGTTTCTTGTACAGTTCGCGCATGGCCACAATGTCCTGGCCAGCGTAGTCGAGAAACTGCTGCCACTCCGCGGGGTGCGTGTCGCGCGTTGCGCGTCGTATCTTCGAGGTCTTGGGCCGCGGCTTGCAGAACAACTGGATGAGCGCACGGCCGGCTTTGTCCTTCGCGCTATCACCGAGGCTGTAGATCTCGGAGAGCTTACCCAAGGCGCCCGGCAGGCTGTGCGCTAAAGCCTGAGCCTGCGTGCAGTGCCACTGGTTGAGCGGGCGCTCGATGCCCTTGGTGGCGAGCATGGTGCGGTCGAACGGCACGTTGTGCGCGACCACGAGGTCCGCCTTTACCCACGCTTGGTTGAACCCCCAAGTAAAGGGCATCCCGTCTGTCAAATCGATGACGTCAACGGGACCGTCATCGACCGCCCAGCTAATCACCATCAGCTCGGCGGTTTCAGCGTACCGCGCAGTGCCGACCGTGATGGGCACTTCGTTGTACGACTCGACATCCACGAATAACGTAGTCATTACGGCGCCCACACCACCGCGCAGCCCGTCGAGTCCACGCTCGACCAGCAGTCCGCTTTCTCTACAAAGGCTGTCGCCAGCCAAATGAGCGCGTAGGCCATCACGGCCGTGCTCACCATGTAGAGCAGCGGCGTGTACCACGGTGCGGGCGGCGCTTTCGGCGCGTAGTCCTGTTTAACCATCGCTCGTTCCCTCCAAGCTTCAAGTTCTAAGGTTTGAGCACCGCGTTACACGTCTTGCGTAACCGGTTGCCACGTTTCGTTGGACACGTTCTGCTTGTAAACACCACCGTAAAAACGCTGGCCTGGCCACGACAATTCTCCACCGTAGTAGCCGTTCGATTCGTTGCGGTAGTCGATCAGGATGTCGCCCTTGTCCGTTTCGATTTTGAACCCGTAATACTGAACACAGTCCATGCCGGGCACATCGCCGAGGTCGGGCATATCGACGTCATCGGCGCTTAGCACTTTGCACGGAAAGCCCAACGCCGGCAGCGTGATGTGCTCCACCCAAGTGTAAGAGCAGCAATCCGCATCGCACCGCGCGACCACGCTTTCGCCGCCTTCCACGTCGAACTTGAGCGCTTCCTTGTCCTCGGCCAAGTGAATGGCGGTAAGGGTCTTGCCTACTAAAATGTTCATTGCTGTATCCTCTAAGGTTTGAGCACCGCGCCGCGTGGTGTTGCGGTTTACGGCGCGGTGCTCGAATATCAGTCCCGCATCGCGTGAACTACTGCGCGAAACAGATAGTCCTTCGCGCGTTGCTCTGCTGGCAGTTCAGCGTAGGGGCAGAAACAAGGGTGCTCTTTGGCTTCCGCATCCTTGATCGGCCCCCATTTCCAACCTTCTGCGGCCTTTTGCGCCAACCACGATTCGTGGCTGTTCTCCGGCGTTGCGTTCGGATTGTCGAGGTGCATCTGCACGCCATTCAGCGCGCTCGATTGCTGCCACTCCGGGGCGCTGTCCCACGAGGGTTGACTGTCGTCACCCAGCGCTTGGCAGTAAGCACGATTCACTTCGTGGCACACTTTCGCTATTTTTCGCACGTTCATATCTGATTCCTCTGTTAGTCGTACATGCTGTCGGCCGTTTCGCCGACGTCGCTCAAGTCGTCCATGCCGTCCGCGCTCGGCGGCGGACCGCCCGCGAAGGCATCGCCATCCGCGCGCTTCTGGAACACCAGGCACTGCGCGTTGATGCGCTTGCCGTACTGGTTGTCCTGCGCCCACAGGCTGAGCTTCACGTCGGCATAGCAGCCGCTGTAGAGGTCGCCATCGCGCGCCGTGCTGATCGACTTGTTGGCCTTCAGCATCAGCGGCGGCTGGTTCTCGCGGCTGGAACACGCCAGGTAGAACATGCCCGCGAAGCCGTCGTAGGGTTCACCATTGGCCGCGTTCTTCGGACCGTGGCGGAAGCACAAGCGGTCTTTCGCTTTCATGTCAGCGAGGAAGGGTTTCGCCTTCACGCCCCATTTCTCGAGGGCGGTGTGTTCCATGGCCGCGTCGATCTTCGCTACCTGGGCCTTGTCGGCCGGGTCGACGATCAACTGCGCGCCATAGGAGAGCTTGCCTTCGTAGCTGCCGGGCTCGTAGCCGTTGAAAAATGCGAGTCGCACGTTCTTGATGATGATTTCCATTAGCTGTTTCCTTTAAGTAAGAGTAGAAAAAACGTAATTTCGGTCTGAATCCTCTAAGCCGCAATCTCCGCGCTTTTTGTGCTCATCGCAGAAAAGCCGATACGTCGGTAAAGTCAGTTTATGGCTGCAACCTTCGTTGCAGTATTTCATTTTCAGATCTGCGCGAACCGTGGCCTGCTTTGCGCACCCCTCTTGGTCACACAACGTTCCTTCGCCAGCGAAGTAGCCGAGAGCGTTGTCTGTTGCGTTGGCGTGGTACCACGCCACCAAGCGGCAAGCAGTTTCCACGTTGCGGCAGTGCTCTTGGTGAATCTCCACGCCTTTACGATAAAACGTCACGGCGGCGCTAATCCGCCATTCGTCGCCTGACAGCTCCGACATTTTGTACCGGGGCACCGTGGTTATTTCAATGCGGTCAAAAGCCTGAGCATCGGGTTTCAGCGCCCGATTGTCGTGTTCGCCTAACCTAGTCATAAATGCTCTCCGTGATGTCCTCCATCCCGTCAGCATTCGGCGCCACGCTGATCGCGGGGCGCTTGTCGCTGACCGGCGCTACGCTCGGCTTGCCATCGCTTTGCGTGATGAGCGGCAGCAGTTGGTTCCAGCGCTTGACCTGCTTGCCCAATATCTTCTCCGCAGCCGTCGGGCTGATGAGCTTCAAGTCGTACGCCTCTTCGACTTTGAGGCGGAACTTGTTGCGCATGAGCGCTTCGGCCGCAGCCTCATCGGTCCAAGCCCGCGCGCCCTTGCGCCCTTGGACGAGCTTGTAGCCCTCGACGGGATTCCCCGCGATGAGTTGCTTCTCGACCTCGGCGCGCACGGTTTTGCACCAGTCCTCGATCATGCCGACCTTGGACATGGCGGTGCCAAGTTCAATGTGCGGAGACTTCGCAGTAATAGCGACAAGCGTTTCACTGATTGCTTCCATGTCATCGGCAGTGTTGAGGCTCACCGTGTTGACCACTTCCTTCGCCAGCGCCGGGCACCACGCCTTGGCCTTGCACCACTTGCACTGTTCTTCGCCGGGATTTAAGAACATGTTCTGCCAGTCGTCTTCCGTGATTTCTGGATCGTCCATGTGCTTAATGGCGAGCCGAACATCGGCAGCGCTTTGCTTGGCTTCGGCTGCGTAGTCATCCAGCTCTGCGTCCGTCAGCGTCACCTCGTCGATGTGGTCGAGCTTCGGCTGCACAATGGCCAGCTTGAAGGTCTCGAAGTCCGCCAGGTGGCCGTACTGCTCGCGCACGCCTAGCGCGTAGCGTTTCAACTGCGAACCGGCCATGACCTTGGTGTAGCCGGCTTTCAGGTCAGCGATTAACACGCGGTTCGGCCACAGGGCGACGAAGTCAATCGTGCCTTCCGCGCCGCCGTCCACGCCGAGCGATTCGTTGAACGCTACGCGGTGTTCAACGAAGGTCACTTCGGCCCCGACCGATTCGCGCCGGCAGTAGTCCACGTAGGTCTGTGCGATAGCGCACATGTCCTCGGTGACGCGCAGGTCGGGCGAAACGTCGGGGCAGTCATGCTCGCCGTTCGGAAAGGCGTATAGCCATTCCTTGTAAAGCACCAGCACCGAGATGTCCTTATCGCTCTGGTCGAGAACCGGTATGCCGTCGGGGTTCTCAAGGAACTGCGCCGCCAGCCAGTGCGTCAGCGTACCCGCGTCGCTCGCCGCGCTTCGCGTGTCGGGCAGGTGCATGGTCAACGCCACGCTGCCCGGGCACGCCTCCGTGCGGCTGGCCGCGCTGGGGCTGTCCAGCTTGGAGTGTTGTGGGGTGTCACTCATACCTTTGCCCTCTCACTGCGCCGGCCGTAGCACGGGCGCTGCACTGCCGTAGCGTGCTTGGCCCGATTGCCGGAAGCGTTGAAACGCTTCAACAACTTCGCAGGGTGACGGTATACACTCCACAAACCTTTTTCGCGAAGCCGCTTAAGCAATCGCTTCGCGTGCTGCTTGGCCGTCATAGCGCGGGGTTTGTAGGAAAACGGCCGCGCCGCTTTATCCCTCAGTGCCGCGCCGGCCATTGCCATTTCAAGCAGTTTCAGCTTCACGCCTCACCTCCCGCCGCCACGCTCTCGCACAGCGCCACGAACTCCGCGTAGGACTCGACCGGCACTTGGCTCAACTTCTGCGCGCCGAAGCGGCTCAGAATGGCCTTGCTCTTGGCCGTGCCGGTGACAGCGTCGAACTTCGCGGCCGTGGCCATGAGCGCTTTCTTGATGTCCTCAAGGGTGAGGGCGGCTGCGGTCTGCTGCAGCGCCGGTGCCTGCGCGGCGATTTCCTGCTTGGTCTCCGCGGGCGGGGTCACCACGCTCTGCGGCGCAGCGGTGCTTTGCGCCCCTAAGCCTTGCGCGCTGTTGGCGGCGGACAACGGCCGCTGGCCCATTTGCGCTTCCATCGCTTCCGCCAAGCGCGTCATCGCGCCGGTCAGGTTTTTGATTTCAGATTCTAACGACATGCTATGTGCTCCGTTGTTGACAGGTTGTGCTGAATGCGTGAAGCTATTAGTACCAGATGGGACCAAAGGCTGTCAAGCATGAAAGCGAAAAAATTCACAGATTGGTGGCGAAGCGCCAGCGTCGATGATAAGCGCAGCCTTGCACGGGCTGTCAAGTCGTCGGTGTCAACGCTCCGCCATGTGGTCTATGGGCAGCGCGCTGCGTCTGCAGATCTCGCTGGCCGGATCGAAACCGCTTTGGGCGGTGAACTGACCCGTGGCGACCTGTGCGCGACGTGCCGCGCTTGCGTTTACTTCAAAGGGGAAAAGTGATGAACCTCACCGACTACCCGCGCACCGCCACAGAGGCGAGAGCGCTCGACCTGAAATTCTTTTACAGTGGCGTGCCTTGCAAACACGGCCATGACGCGCTGCGCTACAGCCACGGCGCTGAGTGCTGTGTGCAGTGCAACGTCACGCGCGCACGGGAGCGCGACCAGCGGCGGCGCGATGTGCGCGACGCGGCCCCCGTGGTGCGGCCGCTGGTACTGCTCGGCGCGGACTGGTCCGTGCGCGTCGCGGACGGCACGATGGCAGATCTGGTCGCTTTGTCACTAAAAGAACAGAGGGTAGAGGTATGACCAAGTTACAAGACAAAGCGCGAGAGCTGAGTGCTTCGCTGGAAAACGCGGGGCCGGACGAAATTGTGCGGGCAGCGCTGACTGCTTTCCGCCCGGCCTATACCTTTGTGGGTATGTCCGGCGGGGATGATAGCCTCGTGACCACGCACTGGATGATGAGCAACATACCGCAGTGCAATGTTTTCCATATCAACACCGGCATCGGCATTGAGGCAACGCGTGAATTCGTCCGTTCGACGTGCACTGGCCGGGGATGGCCGCTGACGGAGATCAGAGCGAAAGAAGACTGCGGCCAAGACTATGACGAACTGGTGCTGCAGCACGGATTCCCTGGCCCCGGTATGCACTACAAGATGTTCCAACGTCTCAAAGAGCGTTGCGTGCGGGAGCTATCGCGGCGGCTGAAGCAGAAAGTGTCCGACAAGATCATGATCGCTACCGGCATTCGGATGGACGAAAGCGCTCGCCGCGCCGGCTACAAGTATTCCGTCATCGACATTGTGGGCAGCGTCATCTGGGTCAACCCCTTTTACTATCGCAGCAGGCAGTGGTTTATGGACTACATCACCGAGCACACGTTGCCGCGTAACCCCGTGAGCAAAATGCTCGGCATGAGCGGCGAATGCCTGTGCGGCGCTTACGCCCACAAGGGCGAGAAAGCGGCGATTAAGCTGGTGTGCCCGAAAACCCACGCGCGCATCGAGTCGCTGGAAAAAGCAGTGGCTGAACGGGGTTTCAGTTGGGGGTGGGAGGACGCGCCGCCAAAGAAGGGGAAAGGGAAGCCCGATAGCTTCATGCCTATGTGCGTCGGATGCGAAAAGTGACCGAGACTAAACAAAAATACGGAGCACAACCATGATCGAAACACTCGGCCCATCGCTCATCGCGCGCGGCTACAACATCATCCCCATTCAGCCTAGCCGCAAAAACCCAAGTATTCGCGGCTGGCAGCAACAAGCGCATTGGCTCAGCGCGGCCGACTGCGCCCAGTGGCGCGGCCATGGCGTCGGCGTGCTGACCGGCGTCGGCGCTCATCCACTGGCTGCGTTCGACGTCGACACTGTCGATGAGGGCTTGGCCGCTTGGTTTGAAGCGTGGCTGGCAGAGCACTTCGGGCTCTGCGCGGTGCGCGTGGGGGCTGCGCCGAAGCGGTTGGTGCTGTTCCGCGCCGCGGAGCCGGGCTGGGCCAAGGTCTCGTCGGTGTGGTTCGAGGACATGTTCGACCAGCGCCACCGGCTCGAGGTGCTGGGCGCCGGGCAACAGTTCGTCGCCTTCGGGGTGCATCCGTCCGGCGTGCAGTACGAATGGGTGGACATGTGGGACGGCATCGCAGGGCTCGACGCTGCTGAGCTTAGCGTGGTGACGGTGGCGCAGGTACGGGAAGCCGTGGCGGCGTTCGAGAAAGAGGCGCTGCGGCGTGGGACGATGCACGTCGCAGCGCCAGGGCACGGAGCTTCAAGCACAACGGCTGTGGAGGAGGGAACTACACAGCCTGCCGGCGCGGTGGGAAGTAGGGGAACGGACACCGCGCGCGACCCACTCGAAAACTACTCCCCGCCCTTGGGCTTGTCAATCGCCGAAGCGCAGGACTTGTTGCGGTTTGCGGGCGATCCGGCGGATTACGACGCGTGGCTGCGGCTGGGCATGGCGCTCCACTATGAGGGGGGTGGCGCTGACGGGTGGTTGTCGGTGTGGGATATGTGGTCGCAGGGCGCCGCGAACTACGCGGGGCAGGAGGACTTAGCGCGGAGGTGGGAAGGTTTCGGCCGGACCGTCGCGGCAGGGGGTCGCCCCGTCACGCTCAAGTATCTGGTCAAAGCGGCGAGTGAGGCGAAAGCGGGCGAGCGCGAAGCGAGTGGCGCGGAGCCGGCTGTCGCGTGGACCGGCGACGCGGCCGTGCTGCGCACGGAGTTCGGCAACGCGCGGCGCATGGTCGCGCAGGTGAAGGGGAGGCTGCTGTGGTGCGCTGAATTGGGCTGGTGGTATCACTGGGTCGGCAACCATTGGGCGCGTGCCTACGAGGCCGACGTGCTGCGCTACGCGCAGGCCACGGTGGACAGTCTGATCGACGCCGCGAAGGCGCTACCACGGGAGGAAGCCGGCGAAGCGCTGAAGTGGGCCGCACGGTCTCAAACCAAGGGTATGTGCTCAGCCATGGTGGCGCTCGCCGCCGCTGCGCCAGAGTTGCGGGTCGAGGTGGCGGACCTGGATAAGGACAAGGCGCTGCTGGGCGTCGCCAATGGCATGGTCGACCTGCGCACCGGGCGCCTGCTCCCGCCAGATCCGAGGGCTTTGATTACTCGCGTGACAGGGGTCAGGTATGTGGAAGGCGCCGAGTGCCCGGTCTTCGAGCGGACGGTGCGCGAGGTGTTCAAAGGGCAAGAGGCCATGCCCGGATTCATCCAGCGCCTGGTCGGGTACTCCATCACGGGCGACCCGCGCGAGCACCTCATGGCGTTCTTCATCGGCAACGGCGGCAACGGGAAAAGCACAATACAGAACGCGATTAGGTTCGCCTTGGGCGACCATTGCGTGTCCGCCCACGCTTCCTCGTTTGTGCGCGAAGGGGTGGGCGGTGCAGCGGTCGGCGGTGCGCGGCCGGACTTGTTGGCGTTGCACGGCGCGCGGCTGGTGCTGGTCAGCGAACCGCCGGAGGGAGCGGAGCTGCGCGAGGACGTGATTAAGTCGATGGCCGGCGGCGATGCTCTGCCAGCCCGTGCGCTCTATTCGTCGCACATCGTTCAGATCCAGCCGTCGTGGACCGCATGGCTGAGCACGAACCACAAGCCCATCATCAAGGGCGAGGACACCGGTATATGGCGCCGCGTGCTGCCAGTGCCCTTCCTGCGGGACTTCGAGAATGACCCGTCGCTCGAGAAGGACGTGGACAGGCCGGCGCGGTTGCGGGCGGAAGCCGAGGGGGTGCTAGCGTGGTGCGTGGCGGGGGCCGTCGAATACTACCGACAGGGCTTGCGGGTGCCGGGGGAAGTGGCGGCCAGTCGTGGCGAGTACCGTGCGGACATGGATTTGCTGGCCGAATGGTTGCGCGAGCGGTGCGTCGTGGGCGGTGCTGAGGGGCCGCGTAGCGTGTCACTGGATGCGCTGTGGCTGGACTGGGAACCGTGGGCGAGAACGCGCGGAGAGTTGCGATATGTACATTCTCGCAAGTTGCTGAGCAAGAGATTGCAGAGCCGCGGATTCAGCAAGGAGTATTCGATGAAGGGGACGGTGTTTTTGGGGTTGAACTTGCGGAATACTGCAATTTCTGACGCGTAAAAGTTAAAGCTGATTCTAGAATATGAAGATGATGAAGATTAGAGGGCACTTTTAGTAAACTTTTTATTTTAATTTTCTTATAAGACTTTATGAAAAAGGGGGTCTAATCTTCATCATCTTCATCTGGTCAATTTG